CTTCCTCTTTTTCACTGGCCGGACTCCATCCACGAACAGGTCGAACACCTGGATCTGGCGTGCGAGCTTGGCCTTGGGGTTGGCTTTCTTCCAGCGCTGAAATTCCCGGATCGCTTCCGAGTGCCGCGCTCTGACTTTCGACTTTGCCTCTGGCTTCATCTCCACCCTCTAGTAGCGGATCTTCGTCCCGATGGCGAATCTGTAATACGGCAGGTTGTGAGCCGAGCTTTGGGCGCTTGTCGATTGCAAGACGGCCAGCCTGTCTCGGTTGAGCGTGACGAGTTGCGGCCACTTGGAAGCGTCCCCGTACACCTTCCAGGCGACATTCCGAAGCGTGCGGACGTTTCCCTTGATCGTGAAAATGCGCGAAGGCTTGCCCTTGGGGACGGTCTTCCGTCCGGGGGTGGCAGGAGCAGCGACCCCGTGAGGATCCTTGACCTTCGGCCCCTCGCCCAATTTCACGAGCGTCAAGGTGTAGTCGATGGAGTGCGTCCTGTCGTCCGCCTCGTGCGTGAAATCCCAGTTCTCGGCCAGACAGAACTGCTCCTTGTTGAAAACACCCGGGGCGTAGAGAACGAGTCCTTTGCCCGAAGTCTTCGTCCGCAGAAGCGAGAGAAGCTCGACCATGTTCTGCTGCGCCGTTAGGCCGGGGAACGTGCCGTTGAGTGTAATCCGGCCTTCCTCGTAGTGAACGGTCATCCCATCCGCTGCGTTGTCTCCGATGTAATGGCGAAGCCCGAGGATCGCCTGACCGCTGCGGCGAAAACCTTCGACGCCGATGGGGAAGACGAAAATCGTCCGTCCATTGACCAGGTACGGCCGCGCATGCCTGAGATTTCCAGGCGAGTGCCTTCCCGGCGCGAGCACGCTGCCAGGGAAGACGAGATAGCGCGCCGGATCCTGCCCAGTATTCGGCTTCCAGCGCTGAACACCTTCGATGACTGGAGGACGCGGTGCCATTTACCTTCTCCCTTGGGCCTTTCCTTGAGACGACGGGAACGCACCGTTCTTGAAATTGTACGGGATGTGGACTTTCGCTCTCGTCGTACTCCCGTCCGGATGCTTCACGTTCACGTTCAACGTAATTTCATTCTGGCCGGTCTTGGTAACGTCCGAGTGAGCGTCTGTAATCGCCGTGATCTGGCCCAGACGCCCGCTTCCTGAATAAGCAGCCTGCGCCGCTCGAAGCTGTAGCCGCCGCATTTGCTTTTCCTGCGGGGACTCTTGGTTACCACCGCTACTGCCAAACGGTGAAATTCCGAGCATTCCCAGGACACTCGACTTGCGCGGATCGATCAGCCCCCAGTCCGGATGCCATTTCCACGGAAGCGCATCCGAAGGCTTGAGTCGTTTTCCTTGCTGGGTCGTCGTCCACGTCTTCGGATCAAAAATGCTCCGTCCCTGCGTGTATTCAGTGAGCGCATCCAACCCGGCAAGGACAAACGTTGCTCTGGCTCCTGCTCTCAACGCTCGACTCACACTACCCCTTGGCGCTCTTTCGCTTTCACTTGGTGGTGGTACTCCTCCACCTGTCGGAGGACGAGTATTCGGGAAAGCCCTTCCGAGTGAATTCAGAACGTAGACGAAGAACGGCTTTTCAACCGACCCGTCGGCCTCGACTCCTGAAACCGAGCGAAGCGCCTGGACTCCCATCCCCGCCCTGCCGATGTTGTTGCGAAGGAATGAAAACCCTCCAAACGCAAGTGCAGCCGCTGCGCCTCCGAGGGCTACGTCTCTCGTAGCCTTGCGGTGACGCTGGGCAAACGTTGTAATCGGGGAGACGATGCTGCCCGCGAAGAAATTCAGAATCCCCTCGAAGCTCTGGGAGAGTTGCAGGAGCATGATGTTGACCCGGTTTGCCATGTCCTGTAGCTGCGCCCGCTGAGAGTAATCCTTCCAGGCGCGAGCCATGTCTGACGCATCCGTGCCTGCCCGCTCACGCTCCTGAAGGATCGTTTTCAGATCGTCCTCCAGACTCGCGACGTTTCCACGAGACGAAAGCTGAGACGCGAGCACGATTGCGGCACGAATCGCGTGAATTCTTCCGAGCGAGGAGCGGAGGAACGTCATCTCGGTCGGAGCTACGCCGGGGAGGTTCATGCCCTCCTGGAGGTTTTCCTCCGGGATGTTCTGGATCGCACTGAGTTGCTGCTTCGTCATGCGACCCGAGATGTGCTGAAGGAATTGGATGGTCGAGGCGTAGATCCCTTGCTGGCGGACGGTCGTCGGTGTAATTCCGATCCCGGCCAGAGCCTTCGCCGCCCGTGGAGTCCCAGGAGTCTCAAGCGACTGGAGGAAAAACGCAAGCCCACGCATCGCCGTCGATGGAGTCGCACCGAAGCGAAGCGAGCCGAGAACGAGCGATTGCATTTGCGCTTGCGCCACATTCGGAGGGACGTTCGGTGAAAGCCCCTGCTGAAAAACGGTCGAGACGTTCGGGATCGCTTTTACAAGCTCCGGCGCTGACTTGATTCCACCCGGAGCGAGCTTGATGAGAGCGAACCAGGAGGCGACGTTCTGTTGGATGTTCTTCGCTGTATTCGGACGGCCAAACGCGATATTCATCGTCGTGACAAGCTGCGTGAGATCCTCGATGGGCGTCTGCGTCAACGTCGCCCCGCGAGCGATGTCCTGGAGAATTCCAGGAATGTCCGCTTCCCTCACACCCTGCACCGTCGAGAGGAAGTTGACCGCCGCATTATTCATGTCGTTGATCGATGTCATTGAATTCGCCGCAGCGACCTGGAGATCGTTCCCAAGCCTGTTGACTTGCTGCGTTGAAAACGACCGACCGAGAAGACCGCCGCCGGGCTGAGAGCCGATTGCCTGGATCAGACCGAGTTGCTGCTGCACGTCGCGAAGCTGCCCGACCATCCGGGTGAGTCCGAAAACCGCCTGTCCTGCAATTGCATAGCGGAGCGTCGTCCTGATTGCGCTCCACTGGTTGTTGATCCGGTCGCTCATCCGAGACGCTTCGCCCAGGTTGGTCATCCACCCCCGCGTAGCGGAGGACATTTGCCCCATCGTCGCAATGACGTTTCCGCCATGCGCGGTGAACCTGGTTGAAATCGTCTGGTTGATCGAACTCATACGTCTACGTTGATCTCAGGTGGTTCCTCGGATTCAAAGCTGTCCCTTTTCACGAACGTTGTCTGACTGTTCTCGATCTCGCCGTCCACGGACGGGTTGTAAACCTTGTCCCTAAGCTCCTCCGGAAGCTCTCGAATCTCGATGACCGGCTCTCCGCACACCTCGCATCGAGATTGCTTCCACTTGGGCAGACAATGGACATGGATTTTCCTTACTCGCTCGTCGTAGTCAACGAGTTGGTTGAGGTAGACCCAGGTGAGTTGCCCTGGAGTAGCTCTGGTGTGATCGACATAAGGAAGCGTTTCGCTGCGTACCATGACCGCCCAGATAGCTCGCTCCAGTCCATTGTCTGCAAGGTTTTTTTTAGGTTTTCAAACTCCTCCTCTGGAATTCCGTCGAGGGCAGGCGATGACTTCTGCGACATTTCCAGGTACCGATCCCAAAGCTCGTCCACGTCTGCGACTTCGAGTTCCTCTGCCATCTCCTCCGTCGAGTTGTAAACGCGCTGACTGAGATCGCTCTCCTCGCGAATCGATCTGGCAACGATCTCCTGAGCCTGGATGCGATCCCTGATTGCCATCCCGGCCAGGTTGTCCGGTGCATCGACATCCCGCACTTTTTCAAGCGCCTGGAGGTAGTCGGCCTCCGTGAGCGGGACGATGCAGAGGCGAATTTCAGGATCGGAGACGAGAGCTACGTAATCGCACACGGTCTGACCCAACCGCATGCGGTCGAGACGACGCTCCCTGATCCTGTCCCTAGTCGTTGCCGCCATTCTTTGTGAAACCGCCAAGGTTTACCTTCTCCTCGGTAAATTCCCGCACCTCCTCGACGCTCTTCAGCACCTCCCACTGAAGCGGGAAGATGTAGAAGACGTTGTTGCAGTGCAGGCAGTGGGCTGGGATGAAAAACTCCGCGAACGAGCCTTCTCCGTTCACCTCGACGCGGATATTCGGGTTCATCGTCGCGCAGTGTGGACAGACGGGTGGTTTCGTCTCCAGCTTGAGTTCGATTTCATCTTGTGCGAGCTTCTCCAACGCCTCCACGCCGCGTGTGAGAAGCTCCTCCACCCGTCTCTCCATTTCAGAACGAGGGGGTCTTGAACGTCGGGGCGACGTAGCCGGGGACGGTGATGTCCGCGTCGAGCGTGACCTGATCGAGCGTCGAGCGGATCGAGAGTCGGTTCCAGTTGCAACCGGGGTAGGTGGAGACGAGATCGCCGCGCTTCGTCTGAACCTCGAAATCGCGCATCCCCTTGAGCACGATTTCACTGTTCATCTTGTTCGCGACTCCCTCCTTCAGGAGAATGCATGAAAACGAGAGAGTTGCCTCGTCCGCACCGCGAACACGACGCAGCACAGGGCCGTCGTTTCCGAACGCACCCTGATAGGCCACCTCCTGACGGAATTCCTCCGACATCTCCTGCGTGGTGGCGAAGTCCCTGCCGCCCTCGAACTTGATTCCGAGATCGACGGCCGTGAGAGCTTGGAGCCAAGGCATTTTCAGCTTCTCCTTTCTAGACCGGGATCGTCAAGTGCCCGGCGACCTTGACCGTCGAGATGCCGCGCACGACGACGCCCTCGTAACTGACGATGACCTGTCGCATGTCGGGAGACGGGGTGGCCGTGACGTTGTAGCCGAGTGCGCCTTCGGGAGTGACGACGGGTGAAATCCATCCGCGCCGCTCCGTGAGCAGAGCCTCGACGCCGCTCTTCATGCTCGCCCGAGTCGCGTCGGTGTTCCCGGCCCGGAAGAAGTTCCCGTCGTAGATGTACGCCTTCACGTCGATGAAAATCTGATCCACGATGATGCGCGTGTAAATCCCGTCCCACGCGCTGTTCGTCGTGTACGCAGTGCGGAGATGGGTCGTGGCGACCCCTCCGGCCACGCGAGACGGCTGAAGCGGAGAGACGCCGCCCTGGAGCAGATCCTCGTAGTCATCGACGGGAATACCGGCCGCGACCTTCCTTCTGAAAATCGGAAGACCAAAGCCGTCGAGTTCGATGGCGGTCAGGAGCGGGATGTTCCAGAGATCGAGATCGTTCCCCGGGTCGGCGTTCTTGGAGACTTCGGCCGCAACGCACGCCGCTGCGAACGAGCCGCCCTGGAGGACGCCCGACTGGTCGTAGACGCCGGGAGAGACGAGGCACGTGCGAGAAGCGGGAATTTCACCGCTCGCAGTGAGCGCCGTTCCGGCCGAGATCAAGCTCGCCTTGGTCGTTCCGGACGGCATCCCGACGAAGCAGATCTGCTTGTTGTAAAGCATGTCTGCATTCGCGCAGGAGACGGCGAGTGCGAGGAGATCGGACTGCACCTCGGAGTCCGTGAGCCGGATCCGGATGTTTTCATCCGACTCCAGCTTCTCCCACGCCGCCTGCCGCTGCACGAGTGTCGGCAGTGTCGCCCCCAGTACCGAGGCCACGGCGATGATCGGGCCGGAGCCACGGTCGAGGAGCGCCTTGATGACCTTGTAGAGCTTGGAGTCCGACCCGAACGCGGTTGCGGCCTGGTCGAGACGGGTGATGAGCGTCGGTACGGCGACGTTTGCCGTCCCGCCGGTTGACCCCTGCCCTTCGACTGCCGGTTGAAGGTAAATCGCAGAAGTCGCCTTCGGGATGAGCGTACTCGCATCGATGACGCGAGGATCGAGAAGAACGCTCGACATCTATTCCTCCTCTCTCATTTCAACGGGATCAGGACGCCGTTGTCATCGATTTTCAGATGCGGATCCTGGATGATCTCTTCGATTGCAGGGCCGTGCATGTCCGGCTTCAGCGGATCGCGGCTGAAAACGCGGAGTTCGAGGTTGCATTCGACCATCCGGTAGACGGTCATGTCGTTGATCTTGTCGAGGATGAAGTGCCCGCCTGAAAACCCGAGAACGTCGATGGTGCTGTCGCCACCGTCTGAAAACTCGCGCATCCTGATGATCCCCCTAGCGCCGCCGAGGGCGCTCTGGAGGATCTGCTTCGCCCGTAGCCGCGAAGTCGTGCCGCCGGACGCATCGAACGCCCAGATCCCCACGTCGAGTGTGAGCCGATGGACTTCTCCCGTCCTGTCGGTATTCTGACTCGTCCCGGAGTCGTACGTGGTAGCGAAAACGTTGTCCCCGAAACCGACGATCCGGCTCTGGATGTCATCGATCTCGAAGTGGATTACAGTCCGGTGGAGCGGGATCTTGCCGATGTCCAGAGCAGTGCCGGGGAATTCAGCGACGATTTCATACGCTTGATCTCCGACGTAGTTCGCGCCGTCCGAGATCGACTCCAGGAATTCCTGCTCCAGGTATTCCTTCAAGCAGCGCACGGTCGTCTCCAGCCAAGCTTCGGGGTCATACTTGGTCATGGTTGCTCAACCTCCGAGGGGCGCTCCGCGCTCCAGCCGGATGCATGACCGACGATGATCGCGTACACCGAAAGGAAAACGAGCCAGGGGATCGAGTTTTTCAGGTAGAGCGACAAAGGGATTCCGGCGACGATCCAGAGAACCATCAGCGAGAGGTGGATTTTCCTTCCCGTTGCCGAACTCATGGCAGGTACGCTCCTGGCGCTGGCCCGCTGAACGAGCCGCTGCCTTCGTTTGGAGTCCCGAACGCACCGAAAATGGAATGCCCGCCACCGGGAGCCTGCACGATCTGTGTAAACCCGCCGTGTGCGTTGCGCGAGCGGAAGATGTCGGCCCAGATCCGGTGTGCGGATTGGGTCGTCGCCATGAACCGAAGCGTTTTCAGAAGCGAGAGCTTTCTGACCGGACGCCTGAACCGAGCTACCGGAACGTCTCTCTTGCCGCCGAAGCCGACGCGAGAGACTCCGAACTCGATGAAATACGCTTCGCGAGAGGCGTTGTAGAGCAGGTAGTCGGCAAGACCGAGCTTCTTGACTTTCCAGCCCAGGTAGTAGCGCTGTGTAATTCGACGGATTCCCTGGGCCGGAGTGCGCCAGGCAAGCTCAGGATGGTGCGCTGACGGATCGTGAGGGCCGTACGCCATCCGCCGGGCGTAGCTCTGGTTCGTGAACGCCATCAGCACACAGAGCTTGTTCATCTCGACCGGGAGCTTCTGCGGTACCTCGATTTCCATCCAGCGGATGTAGTTTTCAACGGCGTTGATCGTCTGGGGAGTGATTTCAATCAGCCCACCCATTCCCCTTCCGGGGCGGAATCCGACGAATCTCGCCATTACAACCCCAACCCGTCCGATCTGAGAAGCCTTAGTCCTAACTCCCAGTGGTGGCGAGGATTTCCGTCTCCGGGATCGGGGATCATGTTCGCGTTGACGACGTAGAAGCGCCTGCCGTCATATTCGATGAAATCGTCTCCGCTCTGGCTCCAGTCATCGAATTTCAACGTAGCTCCCGACCAGGTAACCGGGAAGATCCCGAGATGGTCGTCCGCCTCGATGACCCCGAAAAGCTCCTGGAGGTACTCCGTCGAGAGCCGAGTCGCTCTCGTGGACTGGATCGGCTGCACGAACGCCTTGACCGTGACATCGACCGGGTTCTGCGGAATTTCACCGGCTTCGTTGCAGAGCACCGGCTCCACGAACGCCGGGCCTGTGACTGTGGCGAAGTTGTCCAGGAAAAGGGTGTCTCCGGCGTTGGCTGTCCCGCAGTACGTTTTCACGCCTGCGACGACGCGGTAGACATCGAAGTGCTGGATCGGCTTCTCCGGCCACACGAGCGGCATCTCGACTCTGAAATCCGCCGGATCGGAGATCGTCCCTGCGAGCGGGTACACAATCGAGGGAGACATCGCCATGCCGTTGAACCCGTAGCCGATGAAAACGTACGAGACTTGAGTGTTCGCGGGGATCAACCCTGAAGCGATCACGTGGCTCTGCGGGCCGTAGCTCTTGAAGCCAAGATGAAATTCGGGATCGCGAAAGCCTTCGGGAGTTTTGCATGGACAGGCAACAGCCAGACCTGACGAACGGTGATACCGCGCTTCCGACGCATGAGTCTGAAAAAGCGTCGTCATCGACGGTATCGTGCTCACCTGTTCAGCGCTCCATAGTCGATCATCGCCACGGAGCGGGTCAGATCGACACCGTGAAGACTGCCATTACCGCCGCAGGCAAGCGAGCTTTCGACATCGGACATGAGCAGGACGACGCTGTAGCTCAGCCCCAGGTCTGCATTTGCCGCGTCGATCAACGCCTTGATCGCCTTCGTCGGATCTGCCGTGGTTGCACCCGACTGGAGGGACACGAGTCCGGCGGTGAATTTCGAGACAGTTCCGCCGGAGGCGAGGTACGTCGCAACGAGCGAGCGTGCAAGCGTCAGGTTTACACATCCGCGCAACTGCACGTACGTTGCGTCCGTGAGCACCATCGACCACGGGTCTTGCGTATTGAAAACCTCCGAGACGACAGCCGCCGCCTCCTGTGTGACGACGATCTCGTTCAGCGCCGGGTTCCGAAGCAGCACCCGGTTGACGATCTCGTTGACGAGGAGCGTCGTCCCTCCCTGCCAGGGCTGGGAATACTCCGTGAAAACTCCATCGCTCGTCTCCCAGCGGATGCGGAACCAGTCTGTCGTGGAATTTGCAAGCTGGGTCGTGTAGTACGAGATGTAATCCGGATAGATACCGACAGCCGTAACCTGCTCGATCTCTGAAAACGGGCCGGAGCTATCTACTGCCTCCTCGATTAGGAGCGTTTTCACGTCCGGGATCGACGGTGGCACAAAATCGAGCCGAACCGATGCCATTTATTCGCCCCCCTCGAAATCAGACGGTTGCGACCCTACCAGACGGTCGGCTGTGGGGCCGTCAGAGCCGTTCTGAGCCGTTTCGAGCCTCAGAACGACTCTGGGTGCCCCTTGGACGGTCGAGAGCCTCAGAAAGCCTCTGAGGGGCTTCGGGCAAGCCCCCCGGCGGCTCACTTGACCCCCTTCTTCGCCCAGTGCTTCCGCAAGCCACCTTTCAGCCCCTTGAGGGACTTGGGCTTCAGAGGCGCTTTTCTGGTCTTCTTCCTCGCCATTTTCATCGCCTCCCTACGTGGGCGACGTGGAGAGCGTGATCTCCTCGACGGAGTTCGGGATGTCGAGGTACAGGCCGCGACGAACGCGAGCGACCTGTTGGCCCTCGATCAGCCGCGAGATGTCGGCCGGGCCGATGTCGATCCGGAGATCGTGGTGGACAAGCTCCTTCATGCGAAGCTGCGGCATGATGAAATAGCACTTGCCCGCCGTGACGCCCGGGTAGACGTACGACTTGACGCCGTTCGTGACGGTCGCGCCGTTGTAGTAGATGATTCCGGTGATCGGCACGCGCCGGAGCGGGTTGCCGTTGGCGTCGATGACCGGGGTGAGCAGCGCGTCCTCGATCTGAAAACGATCCGCCTCGTTCGCGAGGATCCACGAGGGAACCCGCTGCGGAAGCGCCTGCGCTGCATGCCGGTAGGCGTTCTGGAACTGGACGAGGGTGTTGGCCTGGAGATTTCCCTGTCCGGAGACAGCCGCCGTCTTGTTCGCCGCCGCGTAGGTGAACGCGAGGATCGGTGAGAGGTGGAGGTGGTTCAGAAGGTAATTGTACGACCTTCCGAACGCCCGGCTGTTCATCGCGATCTCGTACGAGCGGTCGTACTCGATCATGTCCTCCGTCCACTCGAACCCCGCCGCGTACGTGGAGATCGGGACGAAGCTGGGCACTCCGGCCTTCGCGAGCGAGCCGAAGATGATTTCACCGGCCTCGAACTTCTCCATGAAAACGACGTTCGCGTCGAAGACGACATCGCCGCCGATCTGCACGGATCCGCCGGGGAACGGGCCGTTTACACGCTCGTAGAGCGGCGTGTAGAGGATCGGAACGGTCGCGAGTCCCTGGTCGATGTCGATCCGCACCTTTTCGAGCAGATCCATCGCCCCGTCGGAGGTGGTAATCATCTCCGCGACGGAAGCGAGCAGATCGATCTCGATGGCATCGCGGAGGAACTCGTCCACGAGCCGCCCCTCCATCTCCGAAGCGGAGACGAGTTGGCAAGTCGCGATTTCACCGACGAGCCTCCCGGTCTGCCAGCGGCGGTGCTGAAGCTCGATTCCGTCCTGCGGCTCCCCGAGGACGAGTCCGCTCGAAAGCGGAGCGAAGCGGCCGTCGTGCCCGATCCGCATGCGACCGTCCTTGCCGTACCGGGTGATCGACTCCATCGTCGGAGCTTCCGGCACGAGGACTCCCTGTGCTTTTGCCATTTTCCCTCCTTCCTTACGGGCCGACGTTGAGAACACGCACGGCGCAGTAGCCGTTCGCGTCCTTCACCTCTTCGACCTTGGCGACCGGCGAGCCGGTGGCCGTCGTTGTGATGTCCGTGTCGCCGCGCTTGAACCCGGCACCCGCCGTCCAGTACAGGAAATCCCCGATGGCCGGAGCAGCGCCTGCGGGCAATTTCACGTACCAGATGCGATCCGGGGCGATCTCCAGATCGAGCGTGCGGAGCGTGTCCGAAGCGCCGATGGTTTTCAACGCCAGGCCGTTCCAGCCGTTGATCCGGTAGAGATCGCCCTTGACGATGGCCTGGGCCGCAGGAGCGGTCACGCCGTTCTGCGTGGCCCTGCCGTCGTGCTTCAACTGACCCATCTCCCAACTCCTCTCTTGCACATTAACGAAGGGTTTTCAGGACTGGAATTTCATCTACGCCGCTGCGTCGTCCTCCATCAGCGCCGTGATGATCTCGGCCTTGGTCGCGTTGGAGAGTCCGGTCAGGCCGCGCGACTCGGCCTCGGTCAGGAGATCGGCCCGCGTCTGGGCCTCGTACTGCGACTGCGACTGCGCCTGCGCCGTCGTTGCGGAAGCGCCCTCCTCGCCCGTGCCCTGGAGATCGCGCTCCAGGTCGGTGCGCTGCGGAGCACCCGGGAACTGCGAGCCGAGTTCACTGGGCGAGAGATTTCCCTGGTAGCCCTCGCCGTAGAACTCGTCAATCGCGGCCGGGTGGTCTTCCGGCAGGTTCGCCGGGTTGAACGGGTGTTGATCGAGCGGTAGAAGCCGCCCCGCCGATGTAATCGGGTCGGGCGAGCCGTAGCCGGGCGGGCCGACGATTGCCGGAGTCATCTCCATCCCCTGTTCCTCCTCGCTCATGCCGGAGACGACGACGTTCGACTGGAGCGTCTCGATCAGGCCACCCGCTTCGTCCTGGGCCTCCCAGTCGATCTGCTCCTGGTTTGAAATCGCCTCGTCGTTCGGCTGAGCCTCGAAGTCCTCCTCGACCAGACCGGCCTCGGCACGCGAGGTGGTCTTCTTCTTCGGTGTGTCGGTGCTCGTGTCGCTCATTTTCACCTACCTGGCCGAGCGGACGCGAATCCGCGAGGTTGTCATGCCGGGCTTGAGTTCGCGCCGACCACTGCGCGAGCGCTCCGTGCCGGGCGGCGACGGAGGAGCGTCCTCCATCTCCGACACCTGGGCCTTGATCGACTCGTCCGTGTCGATGAACGTGTTGACCATCTCGGAGACGGTCTTCTCGTCGGCGTCGGAATTCCCAGTGGCCTTGAAATTCCGAACGTCGTCCATCTCGGAGACGATGAGCCGCTTCACGAGCTTGCGAGTGCTCTCGTCCTTGAATTTCCGTCCGAGGACGGATTCGAGGATCGAGTCGCGGACGGTCTTGCCTGCGTCCTTGATCGACGCGAGCGCCTTGCCGATCACGGTCACGTCGTCCACGTCGTCCGCCAGCCCGAGGACGCGGCGAAGCTCCGGGATCAGATCGAGCGTCGGCTTCACCGCTGCCGCCTCGGTCGTCATCTCGGACACCTGCGTCTCCAGGGGCGTTTTCACGGCCGTCTCGATCTCCAGCACGAGAGTCGGGTTGTGTGCCCGAAGCTCGTTCTGCGAGAGGGCGGCGATTTCCTCTGGCTTCAAGTCGTTCCCTCCTTCCATCTCGCTCGTGAGTCCGCCGATCATCTTCGCGCTCATCCCGGCAGTGCGCGGCCGGGCGAGATCGATGCTCTCGATGGCGAAGCTCTTGATTTTCACTCCCTGCTCGAACCGCTCCTGACTGACCTTGCCCCGCCAGGAGACGTTTTTCACCAGACCACGGAGAAGGTAATCCCGACCCTTCGTTCCGGGCAGGACGTACGCCTTGACCGCGAGCCTGGCCTTGTCGCCCAGCTTCGTGAGCTTCGCACCGACCCACTGAAGCTGAATTTCAGGGAAGACGTACGGATCGTCTTCCTCCTTGATGTGGCCCATGTAGCCGACGACAGGCTCGCTCTGGGCCGCTGAGTTCATCTCCGCTGCCACGTCGTTGAAAAGCTCCGGCCCCCAGAACCGCCGGGACTTGCTCCAGCCGGACTCGATCACGAACGTGGCGAAGCGGGGATCGTCGTCTCCCGCCGTGACCCTGGTCAGCACGTCGGATGAAATCGGGACGACGGCATTCGCGTCGGTCGTCATCTCGACGGCCGTCTCGAACACCTCGGTGATGATGTCGTCCATTTTCCTACCCCGTGCTGACCTTGCGGATGTACCCGCCCGCCGGAGAGCGCACGAGCCGCTTGCCGCCCGTCCGCATCTGGTTGTTGAAGCGGATCACCCGCTGATGGCCCGCATTGGGATTTCCCTGCGGCGGAACGGGCGTGCCGTCGAGCTTGCGGACGGAGCCGGGAGCACGCGAGGGGTCGTAGCGCGGGTTGAGGTTGTTCGTGAACTGGTCGTAGACCGGTGAAAACGTGTTGCTCACCGTGGGGTCGGTCGCAAACAGCCGACGCACCGACTTCTTGCTCTTCGTGGTACGCCGCGTCAGTTGCGACTCGTCGTGCCACGAGCCTGACCTGGCGCTGCTGATGACGCCGCGAGGAGTCCTCGGACTCTGCGGGTTCGTCGCTCTCAGGATCCTTGCCATTTTCCTCCTCTCACCTCTTACGGAACTTGCCTGCCGGGGAATGGACGATGCGGTACACCGTGCTTCGCTTGAAAACCGTCTTGCTCCCCGTCTTGTTGCGGTTGTGAGGGAACTGAAGGATCTGCATCGTCTCTCCTCTCACTCCACCGAGTCACGCGGCTTCGTCGGCTCTTCTTGAAAATCACGAGGAGCAGGCCAGCCGTGCTCAGATGGAATCGCGCTTGGGGGCGTCTGATACGGCCTGACCGCAGGCCACTGAGGCGTGTCCTGTTGCTCCTCGTGAATTTCACGGGCCAGGGTTGCGAGCGCACCGACTGCGACTCCAGCAACGACGAGAACGCCCGTGATAACTGTCGTGTTGCCGTTGAGCTTCGAGGCGAATGCCGCCGACAAGATTCCCGTCAGCGAGATCACGCCGAGCACGACGATGTACGTAGACTTGTAATTCATCCGCGTAGGAGCCTCACGTAGTATGTCGTCGCGGGCTGGACGCGGGAGATGAAGATCTTTCCGCCGCCGTTCGTCGTCCTGGAGACGAGACGGTTGAAGCGGATCTGCCCGGAGATATTCTGAAAACGTCGTAGCGCCACTACCTTCTCCTCCGTCTCGTCGTGGAGCGTCTGCGCCCCCGGTTCATCTTGCGGAGTGTAAGTGCAAGCCGTGCCCGGCGTCCAGTCTTGCCGCCTTTCTTCGCCGCCGCCTGGAGCTTGCTCCTGGGAATTGGTTTTCCCTTCTTCGCTCCCAGGGAACGACGGAGCGACCCCTTGTTCTTGGCGGTTGCCTTCGCGATCCATTTCTTCTGCGCCACTGAAAATCACTTCCTCTTGCGTCTTCTCGCTCTGGCCGCTGCCAGCTTCGTCGGATTCAGCCCTCCGACCTTCTTCCTCTTGGGACGAAGAGAGCGCCTGCGCCCGATCCTCGTAGAGTGGCTCCTGGTTTTCACTGCTTCGCCCCTGCCGGAACCGGCCTGTTCTGGATCTGAGGCGGCGGAAGGCCCGTCTGCACCTGAACCGGAGGCAGAGCGGCTTGCCGTTCCGCCTTGTCGGCGTCCGCGTCCTTCTTCTCCTGTGAAATCGGCTTCATCGCCGGGAGGAACTCGCGGATCATCCGCATGTACGTCTCGTCCGAGATTTCACCCGAAGCAAGCGCGACTTCCAGGCCCATCACGAGTTGCTGAAAAGCCTGCATGTGGACGACGAGATCGTCCGGCCGGGCCATCTCCCAGGCGAGGCTCGCTCGAACGGGGATCAGACCGCTCATCACGAGCACCATTTTCAGAAGCTCCTGGATCGGCCGCTGGAACATCCGCCGCTTCCGGTCGATCTTTTTCAGGAACGGAACGGTCTGAGCGTTGCGATCCGAGTTGGCCGTCCCGGAGGCAACCCGCATGAACGCCCACTCCGGCGTCTGACTGGCGATGCAAATGCAGTCGATCAGGAATTCCAGGAGCGCGTTGGTGTCCCCCAGGACGGAGCGCGCTTCGAGGAACGACATCTCGTCGCCTTGCTGGAGGAAGAGGATTTCACGACCGCGCCAGGAGATCTCCGCGTGGGGGACGATCTCTCCCGTCGTCGGATTGACTGCCTCCGGGAAGTTGTTCTTGATGAACGGAGCCACGTCCTGCAATTTCAGAACGACCTTCGGAGTGGAGTGGTACTTGTGGGCTTGGAGTCCCTGCCGCAGCACCTCGGCAAAGGCGTTCATGAACGGCAACACGGCCTCGTAATCGCTTTGCCCCGACTGGAGCGAGGCATCCCACTCGTGGTAAACCTCCAGGAGCGGGACGAA